GTTTCAAATACGCCGCCGTCCAGCTCCCCGATAAATGCCTGCACATCAGTACTGCGTTCGCTAGCCATTTTGCTGCTCCTCATCATATCGACCCTGCAAGGTCGGTTGGTTTCTCCACAAAACAGAGAAGAACACCTGCGGTGGCAGCCGCCCGGATGGATTGGGTTATGAGCCCGTCGTCCGGTGATGCTCTTCTCTGTTTTGTAAAAAGAGCGGTACCAGCCGGAAGCAAGGGTACAAACTGGTACCGCCAGGACTACACACAGCATAAAGTTGTGGTGCCGGGTGCCTCCCGGTGCCTGGCGAAGGTTGCACACCAGACGGGTGGGTATCCACAGAAGGTCGACTGTCAGCCTCAACCTTAACCCGCGTGCGCTGAGCCGCATTCACCACAACGCTAAGGATTCTCTCTGGTTGAAAATACTTAGCTGTTATGTGCCTGTCTTTTCACCACTTCAGGCTCGGTGGTATCCTTTTAAGCCCGTATACATAAAAGGAAAATCAAATGACTTTTGATGAAAAAGAACTTGATAATGCAATTAATAAAATCATCGTAACGTCGCTCTTTTCCTGTCTCAGCGACACTCAGCAGAAACAGTTCTACGAATCGGCTTTCAACATGATCGAGCGTTGTTGTTTCTGCGATGCCGACGAGTTACCTGAAAAAATCAGAAAACAGTTGGCTGATGCTCTTCGAGTGCGACTTTCTGACCAATTTTCTGAAATGTGCTCTCCGAATTTGGACAAATAGAAAAAGGCCATTTCCATTCAGGGTCTGATGGAAATACTTCAGCCTGTTCCAAAGCACGGTGTAAAGAGAATACAACTCCAGCCATAATCTGATGTTTCCCATTGGTCCAGCTATCGCCGCTCTGATCTACAGGAGCGGCTATGTCGTATGACCAAACGACTTCACCACTATTGTTTAAAATCTGGACTTTCATTTTGTTCTTTAACCTCCAGATTTCCGCGCATCTAAAGGCGCATTCTCATTTGGTGTGAACTGAATAGTTGTGCTGATATTGATTAATGCTCCGACACACAAGACTACGCACTCAGAGCAGATAGCAACTTCATCTTTTCCGCCTTTGGCGATGATTTTTTTGCCTGCAGCTCGTTTGCGCCACAAAACGAGCATGTGAAATAACGGTTCATTTGCGCTCTCTTACACATAGTATTTAACGAATCATCCGGTCATTCATACGCCACCGGCGGCTACTTCGTGGGCGTCCTGCCTGTTCGTTATCTTTGACATAAAATCTAACTTAACTTAGTTATTATGGCAAGAGAAAACACCAAACTTTTCTTAGTTCGGTGCCTTAGTTAGAGAAGAGAGGTCTTAGAGTTCGTATTGAACTCCTTTGACTACACCAATGATAAGGCAATTACCATTGATAGGGATGTTGGGATACCGAGGATTTAATGGCACTAAAAACTTTTGAGGGCCATCGATGACTAATTTTTTTACTGTAGCTTCGTTTGTTCCATCAAGTCGAGCGATGACTATTTTTCCATGACGAGGTTCTGCATCTGGATCTACAATCACTGTTGCGCCTTCTGGTATTGTTGGGAGGCCATTAGGGTTAGTCATGGAGTCACCTTTAACCTCTAATGCAAATGAGTTATCACCAATCTTTAATGATGTATCTACCCACTTGTCCACTTCACTAAACACTTCTGCTGCCCTGCACTCAGTAAACTGCCCAGCCTGAACCCACGATATTACAGGAACTCTGCGCATGTTTGTGACGAGTTTGCCTTCAAACTCAGCACCATAAAGAATGTAATCTATTGACGTATTGAAGAACTTCGCTAATTTCGAAAGTGCCTCCCCACCAGGGGTATTGATGTCTTTCTCCCAGTACCCCACAGCAACGTCGCTTACTCCACAAAATTTACCCAATTCTTTCTGGGACGTTCTGGTAACTCTTCTCAGAGCTTTTATACGCTGACCAACCGTTTCCATAGGAGCACCATTTCTTGAATTGCTAAGTAATCTTAGTTTTTATTGACCAAAGATAGATTTGTAATTAGCATCTAATAAAACTTAGTTTGGAGGGCGTATGACAACTGACGATATCGAAAGCTACTTCGGCAGTATTGAGAAAGTTGCTGCTTTTTTCGGCATAACAACTGAAGCCGTTTATCAGTGGCGAAACCGTCCGGGCCAGTTAATTCCAAAAGGACGTGCAGCAGAAGCTGCATATAGAACTTGCGGACGGTTGCCATTTAAACCTGAGCTTTATGAAAAATCTAATGGATAAATCGATTAACAGAAACCACAGAACGATGAGGCTAACCGTGGGTAAGCATCACTGGAAAGTAGAAAAACAGCCTGAGTGGTACGTGAAAGCTGTCAGAAAAACTATCGCAAAGTTGCCGGGTGGTTACGCTGAAGCAGCTGACTGGCTGGATGTAACAGAGAACGCATTATTTAACCGCCTTCGTGCTGATGGCGATCAGATTTTCCCGCTGGGATGGGCAATGATTTTGCAACGTGCTGGTGGAACTCACTTCATTGCTGATGCTGTGGCGCAGTCTGCAAATGGCGTCTTTGTGTCTCTTCCTGACGTCGAGGATGTGGACAACGCCGATATTAACCAGCGTCTGCTGGAAGTCATTGAACAGATCGGCAGTTATTCAAAACAGATTCGTTCAGCAATCGAAGACGGTGTAGTGGAACCGCATGAGAAGACAGCAATTAACGACGAGCTGTATCTCTCAATTTCGAAGCTGCAGGAGCATGCAGCACTTGTCTACAAAATTTTTTGCATTTCAGAAAGTAATGACGCCCGCGAGTGTGCAGCTCCGGGCGTCGTGGCGTCGATTGCTTCTGGTTGTGGAGAAACTAACGCATGAACAGTTTAACAACACACTACCGTCGCTCGCAACTGATTGCACTTCCTGTACCGGGTGGAAAAGCGAAGGTGGAGTATTGCTATGCAGTAAATGTACCAGGTGACAGGGAAATTGTAACCCACAGCTTTGCAGAGTGGGCTGTGGGTGATTTCAACCGGCAGAAGGAGACAGTCCTTTGCGACAAGTTAACCGCTGGTTCAAAGATCACTACGGAGTGCCCGTCAGAGTCATTCGTTGGGAGCCGGAAACACAACGGGTTATCTACCTCCGCGAAGGCTATGAGCATGAGTGCTTCAGCCCGCTCGAACAGTTTCGTCGTAAATTCAGGGAAGTAGAGGTCGGTCATGAGCACTAAATTAACCGGCTATGTATGGGATGGTTGCGCTGCATCAGGCATGAAATTATCCAGCGTGGCAATTATGGCCCGCCTGGCTGATTTCAGTAATGACGAAGGTGTGTGCTGGCCATCAATTGAAACCATTGCCCGTCAGATTGGCGCGGGGATGAGTACCGTCAGAACGGCTATCGCACGGCTGGAAGCAGAAGGCTGGTTAACGCGTAAGGCGCGTCGCCAGGGTAACCGCAATGCGTCGAATGTTTATCAGCTTAACGTTGCGAAGCTTCAGGCAGCGGCATTTTCTCAACTGTCAGATTCTGACCCGTCAAAATCTGACGCATCAAAATCTGACCCGTCAAAATTTGATGCGTCGAAATCTGGCAAAAAAGCGGGTTTTCACCCGTCAGAATCTGGCGGGGATCCGTCAGTAAAATCAAAACATGATCCGTCAGATAAAAAACCTTCTCGTCCGGACGCTTCGCAACCGGACACGCAGACGGATGAACAGGATTTTTTAACTCGCCATCCTGATGCGGTTGTATTCAGCCCTAAAAAGCGCCAGTGGGGAACGCAGGATGATTTGACCTGCGCACAGTGGCTCTGGAAAAAAATCATCGCCCTGTACGAGCAAGCCGCCGAATGTGACGGCGAGGTGGTTCGTCCCAAAGAACCGAACTGGACAGCCTGGGCAAACGAAATTCGCCTGATGTGTGTGCAGGATGGTCGTACTCACAAACAAATCTGCGAGATGTACAGCCGCGTCAGCCGCGATCCGTTCTGGTGCCGTAACGTGCTCAGCCCGTCGAAGTTGCGGGAAAAATGGGATGAGCTTTCCCTGCGCTTATCGCCGTCCGTCAGCACGTACACCGAAAAACGCGAAGAGCGGTGTTTACGGAAAAGCAGCAAGCGCGCTGCATCGGGTGAAGAGTGGTATCTGTCAGGGAATTACGTGGGGGCTTAATGAGTAATAAATATTGCCAGGCGCTGGTGGAACTGCGGAACAAACCAGCCCATGAACTGAAGGAAGTGGGCGATCAGTGGCGCACGCCGGACAACATTTTCTGGGGAATTAACACCCTGTTTGGCCCGTTTGTTCTGGATCTGTTTACTGACGGTGATAACGCCAAATGTGCCGCGTATTACACGGCGGAAGATAACGCGCTGGCGCATGACTGGTCAGAACGTCTTGCGGAGCTTAAAGGTGCTGCCTTTGGTAATCCCCCATACAGCCGCGCCAGTCAGCATGAGGGACAATACATCACCGGCATGCGTTACATCATGAAACATGCCAGTGCCATGCGTGATAAGGGCGGGCGCTATGTTTTCCTGATCAAAGCTGCCACCAGCGAAGTGTGGTGGCCGGAAGATGCGGACCATATTGCTTTTATTCGCGGGCGTATTGGTTTTGAACTGCCTGCCTGGTTTATCCCGAAGGATGAGAAGCAGGTGCCGACAGGCGCTTTCTTCGCTGGTGCTATTGCTGTTTTCGACAAGACCTGGAAGGGACCGGCAATCAGCTACATCGGGCGCGATGAACTTGAGGCATGTGGTGAAGCCTTTCTGGTGCAGGTTCGCCAGCAGGCGGAAAAACTGGTCAGGGAGATGGCGGCATGACGACGTTAACTCAATGCCAGCAGCAGGTGCTGGATATGCTGATTTCTTACCAGAAAGAGCGTGGCTTTCCGCCAACCAATCAGGAGGTGGCAACCATGCTGGGATACCGTTCGGTGAATGCAGCGGTGGAGCATCTTCGCGCACTGGAGAAAAAAGGCGTCATCACGATAAAGCGTGGCGTGGCACGGGGGATAACGCTTCATACCGCTGTGAAGGACGACGACAGCGAGGCGGTCGGGATTATCCGCGCACTGCTTGCCGGTGAGGAAAACGCCAGGCTGCGTGCAGCCCACTGGTTACATGAGAGGGGCCTGAAAGTATGAAGCTGATCCTGCCTTTTCCGCCCAGCGTGAACACGTACTGGCGACACCCCAACAAAGGGGCGTTTGCTGGTAAGAGTCTGATAAGCGCAGCGGGGCGCAAATTCCAGAGCGCGGCGTGCGCAGCAATAGTTGAGCAGTTACGTCGCCTGCCGAAACCAACGTCGGCACCTGCTTCAGTGGAGATCGTGTTGTTTCCTCCGGATAGCCGCCAGTATCAATATCAAACCGGGCCATGATTATTATTTTTACGTTCGCAGTGTGAACACCGTTGGCAAATCGGCATTCGTGGAGGCTGTCGGTCGGGCGAGCGATGATGCGGAAGGTTACCTGGATTTTTTCAAAGGAGAAATCGGGAAAACACATCTGGCCCAGGAGTTGTGGACGCAGATTGATAACGGTCAGCTTGCGCCGGACCTGGCTGAAATCAGGACGTCCATTACGAATGTCAGCAATGAAATCACGCAGACCGTCAATAAAAAACTGGAAGACCAGAGTGCGGCAATCCAGCAGATACAGAAAGTTCAGGTTGATACAAATAATAACCTGAACAGCATGTGGGCCGTGAAACTGCAGCAGATGAAGGACGGACGCCTTTATATTGCGGGTATCGGAGCCGGTATTGAGAATACGCCAGCAGGTATGCAGAGTCAGGTGCTTCTGGCTGCTGACCGGATTGCGATGATTAATCCTGCGAATGGCAACACAAAGCCGATGTTTGTTGGTCAGGGCGATCAGATATTCATGAACGACGTGTTCCTGAAACGCCTGACGGCTCCGACCATTACCAGCGGCGGTAATCCTCCGGCATTTTCCCTGACACCGGACGGGCGGCTGACGGCGAAAAATGCCGATATCAGCGGTAACGTGAATGCGAACTCCGGGACGCTCAACAACGTCACGATTAACGAGAACTGTCGGGTTCTGGGAAAATTGTCCGCCAACCAGATTGAAGGCGATCTCGTTAAAACAGTGGGCAAAGCTTTCCCCCGGGACTCCCGTGCACCGGAACGGTGGCCATCAGGGACCATCACCGTCAGGGTTTATGACGATCAGCCGTTTGACCGGCAGATTGTTATTCCGGCGGTGGCATTCAGCGGCGCTAAACATGAGCGGGAGAATAACGATATTTATTCGTTATGCCGCCTGATAGTACGGAAAAACGGTGCTGAAATTTATAACCGTACCGCGCTGGATAATACGCTGATTTACAGTGGTGTTATTGATATGCCTGCCGGTCACGGTCACATGACACTGGAGTTTTCGGTGTCAGCATGGCTGGTAAATAACTGGTATCCCACAGCAAGTATCAGCGATTTGCTGGTTGTGGTGATGAAGAAAGCCACTGCAGGCATCACGATTAGCTGAATTTTATAACCCAGATACGGGCGCCAGAAATGGCGCCTTTTTTATTGCAGAAAAGCGAGAGGTAATTATGCGTAAATTATGTGCTGTTATTTTGTCCGCAGTAGTCTGGCAGGTCGCCGCTGCTACGCCAGCGAGTGCAGCAGAACATCAGTCCACGCTGAGCGCGGGGTATCTCCATGCCTCGACGAACGTTCCCGGTAGTGATGATCTGAACGGGATTAACGTGAAATACCGTTATGAGTTTAACAGTCTTGGTACGCACAATAGCTTAAGGCCGTTTATAATTAGTAACCATACTGGCAATGTTACAATTGCAACTAAATTAAACGCGAGTGGTGGTATCACTGGATCTTTATCGGGTAATGCAAGCACAGCAACCAAATTGCAAACTGCAAGGACAATTAACGGCGTAAAATTTGACGGCTCGGCAAATATTGAAGCGTTTCCGCCAGGTGTTCCGCTGCCGTGGCCATCAGATACACCACCTGCAGGTTATGCAATCATGCAGGGGCAGACGTTTGATAAGGCAGCATATCCGAAACTGGCTATTGCCTATCCTTCAGGTGTTATTCCAGATATGCGCGGCTGGACAATCAAGGGCAAACCCGCCAGTGGCCGGGCCGTATTGTCTCAGGAACAGGACGGCATTAAATCGCACACCCACAGCGCCAGCGCATCCAGTACGGATTTAGGGACGAAAACCACATCGTCGTTTGATTACGGCACTAAATCCACGAATAACACCGGGGCGCATACGCACAGTCTGAGTGGCTCTACGGGGTCTGCCGGTGTTCATACTCATGGTAATGGTATTCGTTGGCCAGGAGGCGGCGGTTCTGCGTTAGCATTTTATGATGGCGGTGGGTTCACTTATGTCCAGAATTCACAGTATCAAGTAAGCCCGGAGACTTCTTCCTATAGATCGTATTATCAACGTATTCAGACACAGTCAGCAGGTGCTCATACCCACTCGCTGTCTGGTACTGCAGCAAGTTCTGGCGCACATGCACATACTGTAGGTATTGGTGCGCATACGCACTCCGTTGCGATTGGTTCACATGGACACACCATCACCGTTAACGCTGCGGGTAACGCGGAAAACACCGTCAAAAACATCGCATTTAACTATATTGTGAGGCTTGCATAATGGCATTCAGAATGAGT